CTGAAAGCAGCCCTAGTATCGAATGAGGCAGAACGTCATCTGCGTGGATGGGCGGCGGCACAAGCAGGCCGTATCTTCGAAGACAAGGCCGATGTTCCGTCTCTGGAAGTCCTTAAGGAATACTCTGACTGGTTCTTTAATTATGCTTATGTACAGGTAACGCCATGAACGTAGGATTAGGAACACCCCGCGCAGAGCTATTAGAGATAGCCAAGAAATTAAACATCAAGGTCCATCCTAATTCAAAGGATGAGACGATTGTCTATAAGATTAACCAACAGCCTGTTGCTTATAAGGAATCAGCCATGATGCACCCTGCTGAGAAGTCCAAGGACCCGACAATTACAAACACTCCTGAAGAGGTTCTGGAGGCGATTAAATCCTGTACTGACAAGCCTGAGTTTAAGGCAGAATTCCCCGGCGATGGTACATGGATCTTTTCATACAAGGGCGTGAATGAATCTGGCAACCTGTCAATTCCACTGAGAATTATCAAGCGCAAGGCCGAATCTGTTGCCCGGGGACGTAGGGGTCCGTCAATGATGAAATCTCCTTATGACGGCTCTGTTATCTTTTCAGCATAATGTTAGACAAACAGTCATTCACAAAGCTACGTTCTATAGCCCAGGCTTACGGGATTAAAGACTTTTTGAGCATGACGCAGGGCCAGCTTGTGCAGGCTATCGAGGTTAAGCAAAGAAGCTTCACGCCCGAGCCTAAAGTTGAGGTTATTGAAAAGCCTGAGTATGATGCAAGGCTAATGTCCCGCCCTCCGGCGAAGATTTGCACAGAGGAAACATTAAGGGAAATGCTTGGCCCTCATATTAAGCGCGGCCTTCATTTGACATTTCCAGAACCGGAAACATGGCATATGAGCTTCTCAAAAAAGGAAGACACCGGAACAATGAGACAGCCATTGAGAAACGTTCTCAAGTGCGCGGATAGGATGCTGGCTTGAATGAACGGGAAGTTCTAAACGCTTTATGCCGTCAGTCGTTTGACGCCTTCGCACAGAGGGCCTTTCGTGAGGTTGAGCCTGGGGTAAAGTACGAGTGGAACTGGCACATTGAGTGCATATCTGACCACCTTCAAGCGCTTTACGAAGATAAACTACCGGACGGCAAGCAAAGACTTTGCATTAACATTCCCCCTCGATCTTTAAAATCTTACCTATCAAGCATTGCCTTCCCTGCGTGGGTGATGGGTAAAGAGGCGCATAAGAAGTTTATCTGTACATCTTATGGATTTACGCTTGCTAAGGAAATGGCGCAGAAGAGCCGTATTCTCATTGAATCGGATTGGTACAAAGAGATATTCCCTCTAACCATGATCGACACTAGACAGAACGAAAAGCACAATTTCTGGACAACCCAGAGAGGCATGTATTATTCGTCTGCGCTTCAATCTATCACAGGCCGTGGTGCTGATTTTGTTATCCTTGACGATCCGCTCAATCCAAAGGAAGCCGTATCAGACACGATTAGAAACGATACAAACGCCACAATAAGCTCAACCATCCCCACGCGCTTTAATGATTTGCGATATTCTAAATGGCTAATGATTATGCAGCGCCTTCATGACGATGATCCTACGGGACACTTCGCGCTTAAAGACGACCGTTGGTACGTTTTAAAACTACCAGGAGAAAATAAGACAGGAAAGGAGTTCTCATATTCAATCGGCAATAAGACTTGGACGCTTCCCCCTGATGCGCTGCTGTTTCCTCAAAGGTTGCCAAGGGATATTTTAGACAGCCTCAGGGAAGACATGCTGGATTATAACTACGCTGGCCAGATCCTCCAGGAGCCTGTACCAATCGGAGGCGGGGAGTTTCGTGAGGAATGGGTGCAATTCTACCATCCTGGAGGAATCAAGCCCAAGGAAATGAATGTTGTTATTCTTGTTGATCCATCCGGAGGAGAGGAATTAAACAAGAAGAAGCGCAAAGCCTCTGACTGGTCAGCCTTTATGGTTATTGGTTTGGCACCTGATAATAACTATTACATTCTGGATATGATCCGCGACCGATTAAACCCAACAGAGAGAGTTGACACGCTCTTCATCCTTCACAGAAAGTGGAACGAACTCTGCGGAAAAAGTCCCAAGGTGGGGTATGAAAAATATGGCATGATGACCGACACGCATTACATAAAAGAGAAAATGCGCGAGGATGCTTATAACTTTTCAATGATTGAACTCGGTGGATCAATGGCTAAAGAGGAACGTATCCGCAGACTTATCCCCGACATGCAAAATGGACGTTGGTTTTTCCCGCAAAGTTTGATATACATAGATAGTGAGGGGAGACGGTTTGATTTGGTCCAAGAGCTAATCAAGTCAGAAATGCCGACTTTCCCGAAAGCGCGATTCGATGACATGCTAGACGCACTAAGCAGGATTTACGAGGCTGATCTCCATATGGTATTTCCCAAGCCCAAATCCACAATGGTGCAATCTGCATCCCGAACGCGCACACAGTCGCAACACTGGGAGGATATGTAGTTGGACTTAAAGCTCACCGAGAAACTAAGAAAACAGCGCGATCAAACTAAACGCGGATTATCACAGCAATACGAAAACACAGACGCTTGCCAGTCGTTTTATAACGGCAATCAAATGACGTACCGCGATAAGATCCAGTTTGTCGATCCTGAAGGGCGAAGAAAAAGAGCGACTGTTAATTTCAATAAGATTCAATCTAATGTTGACGCTGTTGTTGGGTTTATGGCCCAGAACCGCAGGCAGGCCAAGTATATAGCTCATATTAATTCCTCCGAAGAGCAAGAGATTTACTCCAAGAATATGAATGCTCTCTATACGTTTCATAGGGAGAACGCGAACGCCGATCAGATTGAAACTGATCAAGACGCCGATATGATGATTAACGGCTATGGTGCTACTGAAACTGATCTTTCATATATTGTAGGCAATGCCACAACCGATCCGAACGGCGAGATTATTAAAGTACGTCTTGACCCCAAAAAGGTAGGATGGGACCCGACTTCGCGCAAGAAGAACTTAATGGATGCGCGTTGGGTTTATTATTATGACGATTACGATTTAAGTGATGCTCTTGAGTTATTTCAAGGCAGTAGACCAGATGAATTCCAAAAGGTCAGCGCCGAAGATCCTAGCGATACCGGATATGTGTTTAATCCGTGGGGTGGGTTGTACGATAAAATAAAATACGAAGACACGGTAGAATGGTCCGCTAAAGAAGAAAACATGGTCCGTGTTTACAACCATCAATGGATGGAATATGAGACATTCTATAAAGCCAAGAATCCTCTTTATGAAGCCCTGACAGTAGAAGACGCCATGTTCTTTAACATGCGCCTTGAGGTAATCGCCGCTGAGATTCCAAAGAACGGACCGGACAATGCCCAAACGGGCGATATGTTTGACTTTGATCCGAAGGCAGAAGAATTAGTATTTGACGAAAAGACCAAGACTAAACTAGTCAGAGAATTTGGTGATTTAATCCAGCCTGTGGACTTTAAGCGTAAGGTATTCAAGACTGCAGTTTACTCAGGTACTCACGTTTTCTCAACGTTCCGGTCTATTTCTCAGCAAGGCTTCTCTGTTAAGTTCAAAACAGGTGTCTATAACGACACGGATAAAATATGGATTGGCATGGTTCAATCCATGATGGAGCCAGCCCGTTATTACAACAAAGCCTTGACAGAGTTAATGTTTACTATCGCCGCCAACTCTAAAGGCGGGGTGATGGTTGAAGAGGATGCAGTAGAAGATATTGCGGACTTCGAGGGCAAGTGGGCAAGAACAGACGCGGTTATTCGTGTTAACTCTGGGGCGTTGGCTAATGGTAAGATCCAGGAGAAAACCCGTGGTGCGGTCCCGACAGGTCTAGAGAATATCATTACACTTTCAGACACAGCCATATCGGCAGCTGGTGTTGATCCTGCCTTTCTTGGAAACATTAACAAAGAAGATCAATCTGGAATTTTGTATAAGCGCAGAATCCGTCAGGTTATTTCCAAAATGGCCCGTTACTTTGATTCAATCACGCTTTACCAGAAAGAGGACGCACGTCTTAATGCGGATCTCATTAGAGTGTGGGTGCAGAATAACAATGGACAATGGGTTCGTGTGACTGGTGAAGACGGCGCAGATGTATTCCTCCAGGTTAGCGAAGATATGATGGCCCCTGAGTATGACGTAGCTATTCAGGAAGCTTCCCAGACACCGGAAGACAAGCAAGAAACAGGCATGATGCTTAAAACCATGGGTAATGAGCTTATGGCCGTTGGGGATGTTGCAGCAGGTAAATCGTTTATTGTTGAAGCCCTCCAGTTCTTCCAGATTGACGGGGATATTATTAATAGACTGGTTAAAGACCTTCGTCCGCAGGAAGACAGCGTACCTATGGCGCAATTCCAGCAGTTGCAACAGCAATTACAGCAATTGACAAGCGAAATGAATAAGATTCAAATGGAGAAAGTCCAAAGCGAGACAATGAAAAATCAGGCTATTGTGCAGAAAACACAATCTGATATTAGTAAGTCCCAGGCTGAGACAGCGAGAACACTTGAGGAGGCCGCTAATAAGGGTTTAGAGAACGACATTATCAGATCAGGCGGTTACGAAAGCGCCACAGTTACCATTTAAAAAGGAGCCAACCTTGGACTGGAAGACATTTGAAGAACGACCGCAATTTAATGACTTTATTGTTGTTGAGAACAAGTATAAAAAAGCTGGATATTTCCAGGGCATAGAAGATTTTCCATGCTCAGAGAGTGATGGTCAGATAGGCGTTAATAACGGCATGCCCGTCTATCACACCGGGAAACATGTCTGGCTAGGATACTCAAGCGCCCCAATTACAGAAACCACTAAATGGATTAAAATATAAGGAGCCAGAATGAAAATTACCGAAGAACTAGAAGAACTGAGAGCACAATTAGAAAAACAGCAGGCCGAGGGCGAAGTTGAACAGGAAGAATTGGTAGAGGATGAAATTCCCGCCGTTGAAGAACCAGAAGAAGTTAAAGAAGTTGAGGCCCCTGTTGAGGACCCCACCCCCGTAAAAGAGGAACTGGATGACGCTGGTTACGCCCGTCTCCGCAGGGAGAAGGCAGCAGCAGAGAAGCGTGCGCGGGAAGCCGAAGAACGCCTTGCGGCCCTTCAAACAAGGGAAACGCAAGAAGTTGTCGAGACACAGATTGACCCAGCTATTAATGAACTTATCGAAGAGGTTCGTATTAATAAAGCAGGCCGTGAATTTAATAATCTGGAGGCAGAATTTTCTCAAACCACCCCAGATTATGAAGATGTTTCAAACGCTTATAAGGCCGCTTTATATCAAAGCATCCGCGTACAAAACCCTTCTATGCGTCATGAGCAGCTTTTAGAAGAGACAAATAAGAAACTTCTCTATAAGGCCAGCCAATATTTAAATCGTGGTTTTAATCCCATTGAAGAAATGTATTACGAGGCCAAGACGCTTGGTTTTAAAGCCCGACCAAAAGAAGTTGAGCAAAAAGAAGAGAAGGTCTTAAAGCATGACCTCTCTAAGATTGCCGCTAATAAGGCCCGTAACGCAGGCACAGCCGCAGCCAAGGGCGCTGGTGATAGGGCAGAACTAACGCTTGCTGTTGCTGCGGAACTCCCGGCTCATGAGTGGGCAAAACTTCCAGCCTCTGAGAAGCGCAGGCTGTTAAATGGCGGATAGCCTGCCCGATAAGATGGAAAAGGTTTGTGATGATGCCGATTCATCTTGGCATTATCATGATGGTAAATATTATCGGGTATATGGGAGAAATAATTCCTTTACGTATATATTCGGTAAATACCTTCCCAACCCAGAAGAGATTGAAAGCTCAAGAATCCGTGAGGCCGAAAGGCTTGGGAATAAGGTTGATATAGCGAAGGCAAGATGTACCCCTGCGACTTACAAGTTATGGGGTCACTGGAAAACCGTTTGCAAAGATTAAAATTTTATGATTTACTAGTGGGCAGAGTCGTTCCCTCAAGGAGCAGGCCGACAGACAGGCTATAAATATCTGCGTTGCGTATCGTTAGCGCCGCTGCAAAACGGATCGGCCACGTCACGGTCAGGGGACTCAAGGCCCTCATAATTACCTTTGTCAGCAGTTGATTTGAAAACTTTTCAACTCAAACGACAAAGGAAGACCTATGTCAGCAACATCAATGCTATCAACAAACGCCCTTACGCGTAAGCTATGGGCAACAGAGGACTGGATTAACCCCGGTCAGCGTACCGCCTTCGGCCACTTGTTTGCCCGTGGCGCAGTATTCTATGCCAATGAATTTGAAGGCCAGCGTGGCCGTGGTGATCAGATCACCTATGACTATACCAACAAACTGACGGGTATCCCGATTGGTGAGGGCGGTACACTCGACGGCAACGAAGAAGCCCTTGATCTGGGTTACTTCACAATGGCTATTAACGTAACGCGTATTGGCGTATTGAACCCTAACGACGACACGATCGAGCAACAACGCACTCTGGTGGATTTCCCACAGCGTACCCGCAAGCTCATCCCGCAGCGCCATATGGAACTGGTGGATGCGTCCTGCTTTAACCAACTCGCAGGCTTCAATCCTACGTCCTATACACAAAACGGCACGACCTGGTCAGGCTCCAATAAACTGTTCGTACAGGGCCATAACACGCCCGTTGCTCCTTCCACAAACCGCATTCTGCGCGCTGGTGGCGGTGCTAACGACCAGGCTATTACGTCTTCCAACACCTTTACGCTGGATCTGATTGATTACGCTCTTGAGCAAATCGACACATCTGACCAGCCCATTAAGATGTTCTCGGATGACACGTATGACCTGTATGTTTCCCCTGAGCAAATGACGGATCTCCGTCAGGACACGACTGGTAAAATTCAGTGGTTTAACATTGAACTTGCTAAGATCACGGGTAGCAAGGATAACGATCTTGAAACCAATATGTTTGAGACCATGCCTTGCGCTGGTACTTATAACAATGTCCGTATCTACTCCGCTCCGCGTGTAGCTTACGGTCAGCGTTCCGACACCTCAGTAGTTATTACGACTGTTCGCCGCGCGGTCCTGGTTGGTAAAGACGCCCTTACATACGGTTCACCATTCGGTAAGCCTACAGAGAAATCAGCCCTCAAGTATTTCGATCAGTTGAAAGACTACGAATACTTCAAGGGTCTGGAAGGTCGTATGATTTACGGTCTGAAGAAAACTGTAGCGTCCAACTCGGATGACATCGGTGTATTCGTTATCGCAACATATGCCGCAGGCCATAGCTAAGGAGAACTAAAAATGACGACACCTACAGTAGTACCCGTTGGTTTTCAGAATGATTACACTGACCACCTTAACGTAAAATGTGATCGCAGTGGCGCAGTCCGTCAGGCATCTGGTTCCGTAGTGGTTCCTGTTGCTACGGCGGCTGGTGCTTTTATCGGTCTGGTTCCCTTCAACTCAGGCGCTCGTTTCATCATCAATGATAAATCTGTACATGTTACAGACATTGATGCTGCTACGGATTCCTTGCTTAACCTGGGCGTTATCTATGAAAGCGTCACGGCAGGCACGGATGATGTCGATGCGTGGGTTTCTGGTTCAACGGCTGGTCAAGCTGGCGGCTGGCTCACGATTGACGAGACGTCAGGTATGACACTTGTAACAACTGGCAATGGCTGGTTGGCTGTCGAGAACGATGTAAACGTAACCGAATCTGAAGGCACAATTACCTTCACAGTTGGTGTTGTTTACGATCAACCGACAAACTAAAAGAACGCACCGGGGCGGGTGGCTCCTTGTCCCGGTGCACCTTTTAAGGGGATAATATGAACTTCTTACAAATGCAGACTTACATTTCCAGAAGGCTATTAGATCCCAATAATACGGCGGTCTCCCTGGAAGATGTAAAAGGCGCGATAAATGACGCTATTTCATATTGGAAGCTCCGCAGATTCTGGTTTAACGAGGTAAGTGACTTTGCCTTTCTTACAGCCCAAGACCCAAACTTTCCCTATCCTGATGATTTTCTAGTCCCTGCCTTACAGAACGATGGATTTAACATCGAATACGGCGGCATTAGAT